GAAGTAATGGCTTTAGTATTAAACGACAGAGTAAAAGAAACTACAACCACAACTGGTACTGGCACACTTACATTAGCTGGTGCAGTAACTGGTTTTGAAACTTTTGCTGCTGGAGTTGGTAATTCTAATACAACATATTATGCAATAACATTACCGGGATCATCAGAGTTTGAAGTAGGATTAGGAACACTCAATGGTGACTCATCTACTTTAGCTAGAACAACAATTATAAGTAGTTCTAATAGTGATAATGCAGTTAACTTTAGTGCTGGAACAAAAACTATATTTTGCACAATACCAGCTTCTAAGTCAGTGTTTTTAGATGCCAGTGGTAACGCATCAGTTGGTGCAGATTTATCTGTTGGTGATGATTTAACAGTTTCAGGTGGTGTGATAGAGCTTAGAAGTAACAGTGGTGCTGTTGGACAACTAAAACTATACTGTGAAGTTAGTAATAATCATGCACAGACTATATCTCCTCAAGCTCATGGTCAATCAGCAACTAATACATTGACTCTGCCCGGTGGAAACACAATAGGAAATGCTGACGCAACTCTTGTTTCTGACACTGGAACTCAAACACTAACAAACAAAACTATTGATGCCTCTCAACTATCTGGGACTGTAGCAAATGCAAGATTAGATGCAGAACTACAAGCATTAGCTGGTTTAACATCAGCAGCAGATAAAGGTATACAATTTACTGGATCTGGCACTGCTGGGACTTATGATTTAACTTCTGCGGGTAAAGCATTACTGGATGATGCAGATGCTGCTGCTCAAAGGACAACATTAGGATTAGGCACAGCCGCAGTTGCAGCTACTGGTATATCAAATACAAACGTACCAGTGTTTACATCAGGTGTGGCTGATAATGATTTCTTGCGTGTAGACGGCACATCAATAGAGGGAAGAAGTGCGTCTGAAGTATTAAGTGATATTGGTGGTCAAGCATCTTTAACTTTTGGTATATCAAATACTAATGCAGTCAAGATAGATAGTGCAAGTGTGGCAGATGATGAGTTTGCAAGATTTACTGCAAATGGTTTAGAGAGCAGAAGTGCATCAGAAGTTCTATCTGATATAGGAGCAACAACTGCAACGGCAGCAGCAGATGAGGCAACAGCTTTAGCAATAGCGTTAGGATAATAACATGGCAAATACATTTAAAGTAGTTACTGCGACAAATATAACAACCGAAGAACAAATATATGTTGCAGGTGGATCTGTTGAAGCAACAATAGTGCTAGGAATTATGGTAGCTAATACGACAACAAGTCAAGTTACTGTGTCAGTAAAACTTGTATCAGACACAGCAAGTAGAACACATAGTGGAACTAATAGTGGTGCTAATAACACAGTGCATTTAATTAAAAATGCACCAGTACCTGTAGGTTCGTCTCTTGAATTATTAGCTGGTAATAAGGTTGTATTAGAAGACACTGATGAACTTACTCTTACTGCATCAGGTGCATCTGACATAACTATTTCTATTATGGAGATTACTTGATGCCTTTTGTTGGTAAGTCACCAGTTACAACTTTTGAAGCCACAACTGCTGTACAAAGATTCAATGGCGATAATTCAGATACAACCTTTACATTAAGTAGAACTGTAAGTTCAGTGCAAGATGTGCTTGTATCTGTAGATGGTGTTGTACAAGACACATCAGCATATACCATACCTGATGGAACAACATTGACATTTACTGCTGCACCTAGTTCTGGAACTGCAAATATTTTTGTAAACTTTCTAGCACCTCAAACTGGTACAGTTACACCAGCCGCAGAGAACAAAGGTAATTTTAAAGCAGGTGGATTGTTTAGAACAAATGCACAAAATTTAACGGCTAATACTACTATACTAGCTACAGAAAACGCACAAGTTACTGGAACATTTACAGTAGATAGTGGTGTTACATTGACTGTCAATAGTGGTGGAAGGTTGGTAGTATCGTGAGTGAGATTAGAGTAGATGCAATAAAAACTCGTGCAGGTGCAGTTCCAAAAGCAGGTGATGTTGGATTAAATATTACAGGTAATGTGTTGCAAGTTGTGACTCATCAAAATTCTTCAGCTAATAGCACTACCTCATCTTCTTTTGTTGCTACAAATTCAGCAGTAACAATTACACCGACTTCAACAAACAGTAAAATACTTATTCAGACAAATGCTCCATTATATGGAAATAACGATAACGCTCATACTTACACAACAATTTATAGAGGTAGTACAAATTTAAATGGATCATCAGAGCTTCAACTATTTGCTACAGGTTCTGACTCAATGGGAAGATGGAGTAATGGTTCAATGCAATTTTTAGATTCTCCAAACACAACATCAGCAACTACATATACAGTTTATTTTCGAAACTCTACAAATGGCACATCACATTATGATGCAAATGGTGGAATGGCAATTATAACTGCTATGGAGATAGCTGGATGAGACATTTAGCAATTAGAAACACACACAAAACTGTTGTAACTATTATTGGCGATACAAATGCTACTGATGAGAAAGGCAATAAAGTTGTATTAGACGAAGATTTAATTACAGCAGAAATCACACGACTACAAGCTGACTATGATGCTAAAGAGTATCAAAGAAAAAGAGCATCTGAATATCCATCAATAGCAGAACAGTTAGATGACCTATACCACAATGGCATAGATGGTTGGAAGTCTAGCATAAAAGCTATTAAAGATAAGTATCCGAAAGGTTAGAGATGAGTGAAGTAATACTAGACACAATCACAGGCAAGTCCACTGCAACAACCATAACCATTGGCTCCACACCTGTAGTTAGTGCAAGTGCAAACTCTATGACTATTAGAGGTGAGGGTTCAGCACAGACAAGTATACAACAAGGGTTGGCGAAGGCTTGGATAAATTTTACTGGTATATCAACTACTGCTGAACGAGATTCATTTAATGTTTCAGGTCTAACTGATGGTGGTACAGGAAATACCACAGTTGCATTATCAAGCAATATGTCAAATACAAACTACACAGGTTCTTGGTATCAAAATGGCTCTACAGGCTCTGCTAAAACTTCTTTTAATAATGCTTATGGTGGTGGATTTGGTGATAGAGCCACAAACTCTGTTGGTGTATTTTCATATTCAAACACACAATTTGATGCGTTTTTTAATGATTTGATTTTATTTGGAGACCTAGCATAATGGCAAATGGAACAATAGCATTTGATACATTACAGACAAGTGGACAGATAACAGGCACAGCTAAGTCTGTGGATACAGATTTTGTTGTGAATGGTGTATCAAAAGTTTGGATAAATTTTAATGGTTCATCTTTCGGCACTGCCGACAGTTTTAACGTAACTAGCATTACAGATAACGGAACTGGAGATTATTATGTAACTATTGCATCAGATATGGTTAATGCTAATTACTGCACAACAACAGCAGGTAGAATAAGTGGTGGTATAAGTTGCAATGATGCAGGAGAAAACACATCAGGTCGTATAGCAATAGGAGCTTTAGATAGTGGTGGCTCAAGAGATGACCCTGACACAGTTTGTGCAGCAGTAGATGGAGATTTAGCATGACAATAGAAACACCTGAATTTCAAGGCACACATCTTTGGGATAGACTGTGTTGGGCAAAAGAAAAGCTAGAGCCTTACAGAACAGAATATTGTGTAGTATGGGAAGACCCAGAGACACCTGATGAACCTGCAAAGGTTACACACCCTGATCCTAATTGGATGGCTTGTGCATTGCAAGGTGGTATTTTACCTCCCGTTGAAGTATACTGGGAGTTAGCAAAAGATGAAGCAAAGCCAGACTTTGTTAAGCATACAAGAGGTTACTTGTTGCATAACACAAAGCCTATTGAAGCAATGACAGAAGAAAGAGCTATAGAGTATTTAATTATGAAAGATATTCCACAAAAAGTGTGGAGAGATTATGATAAAGCAAATAAACCAAGAATGGTTATATGCAGAAAGAATCAACTTCCCAGCACTAGAGTATGGCGAAATGCTTGGAAGATTAACGAAGAACTAACCATACAGAAAGATGAGGTGGCTTAAATGACAACCAACATAGTAGATAAAGATGGCAACACCATTGCAGCATCAGACGCAACTGTGCCATCAGACAGACATTTCAGAGGTGCTTGGACATTATCTGGTAAAACAATAACAGAAGATCTAGCTGAATCTAAAAAGATTTTTCAAGATAAGATTAGAGAAGTTAGAACTCCGTTATTAGCAGAAGAAGATGTAGTCTATATGAAAGCATTAGAAGCTGGAGATAGTTCTGCACAAGCAGCTAGTGTTACAAAGAAGAAAGCACTTAGAGATGCACCTGCTGCGAAAGCAATCACAGATGCAGACACTATTGCAAAGCTAAAAGCTGCTTGGGATACAAGCACATTAGGTGACAGTCCATACGCATAGGAGTAAGGGATGGCTTTAACAAAAGTAACAGGTGCTGGAATTGGAACTGTAACCAACCAGTTTGCTGATGCTAATATGTCGTCAGGAAGTGTAATTCAAGTTGTAAAAGGAACAACATCAACGGCAGTTACTATAAGTAGCACCTCAATGACTGATACTGGTTTAGAGGTAACTTTCACACCGACAGATCATACTAATACCTTTTTTGTTTGGTTTCATTGTCCGAATGTAAGAAAGACAAGTGGTGCTGGAGTTAATGGTTGGTGGTCAGGTCGAGTATTGATTAATGGTAGTCAAATGGATCCAACTATTGGAGCTGGTGCATTTGGGTACCCAGAAAATTTTGCTGACCAAAGATATATTCTTAGTGGACATGGAGCAACATCGTCTGGCTTTCAATCTGGGTCGAATACAGTTAAATTGCAAGGGTCTGCTCAAGGTAATGGTTCAACAACTTGGATATTCGCACATCAATCAGCATTGTCTACGATCACAGTTATGGAAGTAGTAAAGTAGGAGAAACTAAAATGGCAACAGTCGCAGAGGCATTACAAGAACTCTCAATCACAGAGTGGGTGCTTCGTGGAGAACCTACAAATGAAGAAGAGTTCAAGAAAATGTTTACAAAAGTTACTGGTGCAGATGTCAATGGTAGTGCGATTGAAACTGATGATACTTCAAAGTGGGGTGTAACTTGGAAAAAAGTATCAGATAAAATGGCAGAGATTGATGCAGCCGCACCTTTAAAAGAACTACGCAGACAAAGAAATGAGTTATTATCTGAAACAGATTGGATGGCATTAGGCGATGTAACAATGACAGATGCTTGGAAAAAATATAGACAAGCCTTGAGAGATATTACAAGTCAAACACCGACAGATGATACGTTAAGTAATATTACGTTTCCAACAAAGCCAACGGAGTAAAATATGCCATACATAGGTCGTTCAGAAAATTTTGGTGTAAGAAGTAGGTTTCAGTATCAAGCAACTGCTGGACAAACGAGCTTTAGTGGATCAGATGCCAACTCACTATCACTAAGTTACACCGATAGTCTGTACATGGATGTATATCAAAATGGTATATTGTTAGTACCTGGTGATGACTACGTTGCAACAACTGGTACAACTGTTGTATTAGTCCAAGCAGCGAGTTTGAATGACATAGTAGAAATGGTCGTGTATGATACTTTTTCTGTAGCAAACTCTTATACTAAAACAGAGGCAGATACGAGGTATCCTTTCAAGGGCAACAATAGTATTATTAGATTAAACGGACAGACAATAAGTGCAGACATTACAATAGACAGTGATGAGAATGGTGTAAGTGCAGGTCCTATAACACAGTCAGCAACAGTCACTGTTAATGGATATTGGAGTATTGTATGACAAGTCAATTAAATGTAGATACCATTGTAGATAAAGCAGGTAGTGGTGGCACGAATGTAAAAGTTGCTAGTACATCTACCTATGTGGATGGTTCAGCTACACAAAATACTGTAAAAAGTTTAGGAAAGGCTTGGTTTAGGTATCAACAATCTGCAAACAATATACATAATAGTTTTAATATATCATCTATATCAGATGATGCTACAGGTCAATATACTGCAACATATACAAACAATTTTAATAGTGATGATGATGTTACTATAGTCTCTGCATTACATAGTGGTGTAGGTAATAGGTCAGCACAGTTAACTAGTATAGTTGCATCAAATTTTTTGGGAAGAAGTTTTAATGGCACAAGTGCTACAGATTTAACAGTAGGTTTTGCTAGTTTAGGAGATCTCGCATAATGGCTAGTGAACTTAAAGTAGATAAATTTACAGGTGTAACCACAGCAGGTTCTATACTTGTTACAGGTG